GACCGGTCACTGCACGAATATCGGCCTGTACGCCACTAATAATCTTATGTGAAAAAACCTCCTCGGGGATTGATATGCGCCCCCCATGCCCATATCGAAATGTTACATCTATGCCCTCATCAATATACGATTGAGCAAGAGACAGGTCACGCAGGGTATCAAGTGACCCGTCAGCGAAGTCTGAAAAGACCGAGACTCTACCCCTAGCAACGTCATCAAGAATCACCGCCCCCCTTCCGGCTGCTGCCTCCCTAGCCGCAAACCGTTTGTACGGTTGGATGTGACCAACATCACTAGCGTAGTTGTCCACATAAATGATGACCTCTTGAATATCGTCCAGCCATACTCCCCCATGTATCTGGGCCTCCACATAAGGGGCTAATGAAACTCCATTGACAGAGTTAACACTGGCTATACCAGATTCGTAGCCAGCCATCCGGCCACTGTCACCTACCCTCTTACCTGTGAACAGGGCCGCCGGGTCTTCAAGCCCACCTGTTCCACGGGGGGTGTCGCCGGGGCCGTATCCCATCGACCATCTTTTGGGGTCATTAACATAGGATGGTACTGGCGATGACGGGGTACTGAGGTTTCTCCCAACATTGCGGGCGGGGTCATCAATGTCTGCCATGAAGCCCGTCAGTATCTTCTGAGTATTAGTGGAGGTGAGCCCACCCGCTGCCGCCAATTCATCATCTACCAGACCGGTATTGTGGCGCACTATGTCACCTATCCCATCCAACGAATCGCCAACAGTGAATGTAGTGTTTGCCCGCTTAACTGGTTTTAACTTGTAGGCCACATGCCCATACCCACTCGTCCCCATGTCACTAACATCTGTAAAGGTCGGGGCAGTAACTGAAGATTTCAAGTTTAAGTCAGATAGTATCTCCCTGTTCAGTGCCCCAACACCATCAGCATTACGCGCCAGATACCCGTATACAGGGCGCTTGAACGACTCGTCGTTCTGTGGGATACCGTACATAAGCTCTTCAAGGGTGTTCCTCGCCCTTGGGTTAAACAGGCCGTGGCTTGCACCTGAAGCCGTTTGATTTAGCACCTCCCCATCAACCAGTACCGAGCGGGCCACATCTTTATCCACTCGTATAAAGACATCGGCTTCAGCTATGACATCAGATAGAACCGTATCAGCTTGGTCTACGTACTGTTTTCGAGTTAGCTCCCCAAGCCCATCAACGTATTCATCAGCTCGGATGTACGCATCGTCCCCATGTACTAACTGCCGGTTCAGGTCCATATCGTCCAGATACTCTTTTATGGTATGGCCCTTAGCATCATCCAAGTTTTTGTACTCATGTATGGACCCCCCCAACGGACGCCGTGGCCCCTTACCCGGAGGTAGGCTATGCCTGTAATCAGGGCGCACTGCGTACCCCGGAAATAAGAACTTCTTCTGACTGGCGCTATAAACCACCCCGGTAGATTTACGCACGCTTGGCCCCTCAACCTGCCCAATGGCCGCCTGTAGATAGCGGCGCAAGGTTGGGGACACAGAGTCCGTTGGTATGTAGATGGCGCGGTCAAACGCTGAAGTCCCTATAACTGGCTTCTCCATCAACTCGGAAAGCGCCTGTTGCAGCACTTCAATCTCATCGTATTCCGACGCAACTGATATACCCGATATCCGCACGGTACCCGGATTTATATTGGGCACCCCTTCTTTACTGGCTAACGCATCTCGGTAATTTAACCCCAATCCGCTCAGGTCATCTCTAAGCCCTGCCGCCTCCAGATTTACGTCTATATCAAGGTCAATAAACCCTATGTCTTTGCCGTCTACTTGCAGGGGTACACGGTTGGTTACGGTGGTTATAGTCTCGTCATGGACGCTCGCCCCAAGGGCTCTTGGGTCAGGAGAGTAATAGCTTATGTCATCCACTACGCCCCGGACTTCACTCATAACCTCCAATCTCGGTACATGGTTATCGTCGATAAGGGACAGCTTAACCGAACCCTTTTTGGGCACTATTTTTACAGGCACCGGGGGCTTGGGGATAGTCGCAACATCATCTATCTGGGAAGCAAACCCATACAAGGCATCTCTATACGGGGGCATGTAGACGGCCAAGGTTTGGTTATCCAGCCTTAGTAGCGTAGCCATCTCCTCCTTTGAGTACTTGGTGCCAGACTCAAGGATAACCCGCATCTCCTCATAAAACGTGTGCCCTGCTACACGGGCTTGAGCTGCTGGTACGCCACCTATTTGCCACGTGCCATTGGGGAGTTTGTGGGTCAGGGTCATCCCTTCTTTAGCCTCCCACAGCTTGAACACATGTAGTTGTAATTCGACTCGATGCTCATTCGGCATCATAAGAATTAACTGAACATCATGGTATGCGCTGGGATTGCCTGTTGCTGGGTTAATGCGAACGTTTGCAAAGCTGTCCTTGATATTTACAATGCGGACCCCCTTTTCTTTGCCTATCCTCTGGAGCCCCTCATACAGGTCATCAACGCTATCGTACATAATCGAAGCGCGGGCTACATCGTTTAGCTGTCGCATGTCGCCCCCATACTTACCTGCTACCTTCTGAGCTGCCCGCGCCTGTTTTTTCAACGGGGCCACCAGACCCTTCCCGCTCGTCCGGTCAGCTATTTGCACTACCATCTTGTCCAAGTCCGCCTTGGCAACACGGGCCGCAGCAAACAGCTCATCAAGACTACGATACGCTTCTGGCTGTAGCACCCCCCCATACAGGCTCGTAACCTTGTTGTTGATTACAGCCTGCCCTTTAGCCCGCAGGTACTCAGGAAGGTCATCCCAAGCCAAGGGGGGCACAACGTTGTCTAGGAAATCGAACGACGGGAATGCCCACGTCGATGTAGCCCTTCCAGACTCCACAACATTACCGGGAGTAGTGATAAGCTCTAGGTCGATAATGTCTTCATACATATCAACCCACCCCTCAAACCTTCCTGCGGCTACTGCTTCATTATAAGTGGCTTTGGGTATGCCACGCGAGTGCCAGTAGTCATCCCCCTTGTCTACGAACATCTTCCAAGGACCCGTGGGATTCGCAGCGTTTCCACCAACATTAACCAACTGAGCCCCAGTAAATGAGTTTTTGTGTACGGCTTTAACCCTCCACGACAACCCACGCTTCAACAGCAACTCACTCTCATAGGGGTTAGGCACTACCCCTACCTGCATTCCCTTGGGGATAGCAGTGCGCATGATAAACCCACGCTTCACACTTGGGTCTAACCACTTATTGAATGAAGCAGCCTCACTGAACCCGGTTACTGTGCTCGGGCTTGCAGACCAGCTCCCAAACCCCGGCGTCTTAAATACCGTGCCGGGTATGGGTGCTTCGACCCCAAATATCGTCTCACCGATAGTCGGCCCACCGATATTGAACTGTTCTATCCCCCTGTACACAATCGTATCCGACTTTACTACGTGTCTGGTGGTGAAATCATCCAACACTTTTATAAGCGAGGAGGTATGGGTTTTCATGTTCAACGTTTTCGTGTAGTTCGCAAGGTCTGCGTGCTCCATAGCATCTTCAATGGATATCCCGTACTTGTTGGCTACTCGCAAAACCCTATTGGTGCTCGTGTACCAGACGCTACTGTACTGCTCAATAGCCGTTGCACTGGTGAGGGTCTGGGCATTCGCGGGGAACATGGGGTCTATGGAGACGGGGTTGGCTTTTAGGTACCTATCCAAATCCGGCGAAAACGGTGCCCAGTCCTTAAACTCATTTGTAACATGGTCAGTAAGATGTTCCCCCAACTGAGCCCCAGTCTTAGGGCTTTTACCCCACGACCGTGTGTACAACTCGTCGTATGAAGCCGTGTCCCCTATTTGCTGTGCACCCCACTTCCTCTCCATAAACTCTGGAGCATGGCGCATGGTTACTTTCTTATTCTTCGTTCGAGCCAGAAACGTATTGATGGCTTCAGCGTTTACCGCTTCATTGAATGCGTTGCTCAACGGTGGCAGCTTAGGCCCTCCCTTGGGCTTACCTGCACGCAACGCACGCGCACCCACGCGCCCAACCCCAGCCATCTGTTGTGCTTGGGCAGCAGGAGAGAAATTAGGCACCCTGCGCTCATCGGTAGTTACCGTACCGTCGCGCATCATTATGCACCGGCATGATGGGTGGAACGGTGGGGTATCGAATCCAGACGCCTGCACCTGACGGTCAGTCATTTCATACAAGCGAGCAATATCGTCCTTTGTCTGCTTAGGCCACGGGGATATCTGCGTCAGGTCAGCGGGGTTAGTGGTGTTCACTGCCCGCGTCACAACTGCTAAGGCAGCCGTCGCTTCAAAGGTACGCCCGTGTACGTTCTCACAGAAGTGGCAGGTACGCTCATCCAGTTGGGCGGATATCTGGTAGTACACGGTCCCGGTGGTTTCCGCCTCAATGAGAAACCCGTAACTTCGTAAGCGGCTAGAAGTAACATTAGCCTCTATATCAACAGCTCTCTTCCCCCCCAAAAGGGTGGCCCTGTTCATCTGTGCCGCGAACTCATCAATATCATCAAAAAACTCGGCTGGTCTGACTGTCGTCCCAAGCGCCAATCCGGTAACCGCGTCGATGTCTTCAATCTTGGCTACTAGGGTGCTGGCATCAGTTAAGTGGTTTACCTGTCGGTCATAGCGAGCAACAAGGCTCTTGGCCCTTGCCTGCATAGGCTCGACACGCCTCTGTAAAGAGGTGAACATATTGTCAATTGAGATTGGTACGGCATCTGGGACGCCGCCTTGGGAAAACGATATAGCCCCCTCTGGGGTAATGGTCTTAGCCCCCAGAACAACGGCATGCAGACCGGTTAGCTCCATGCGCCCGCGTTGAGCATCCGTGGTAGGTGGAAACCCAAGGGTATCAACCAGAGCATAGGCTTTCGGAAAATCCCCAGCCGCAACAGCGTTACGTATAGAGCGTAATATAGGGAGGACGTGGAGGTTAAACCCGGCCAGCATCCCTTGGGCCATTGTTCTCTCTAACGCAAGGTAGCTTTCCGGCTTAGGCATAGATTAAGACGTATCCAGAGGGTGTACCACAGTAAGGCTTATGGGAGCCCAGCGTATTCCATTGTCCGCTGACCGCCCATTAGGTCCCGTATACGCGATACGGTGGTCCACGCGGTTAACCAGAATTTCGATGGGTATAGCATCAGGGAACGCTGCACATGTCCCTGTTGCGAGAAGGTGCCTGCACGAATTGCACTGGGCTGGAACCATGTCCTCCTCCTGTAAAACAAACCGCTGAGACGCGCCTGTTGCCGTATTAGTTCTGGGTTTCCTTGTCGCCATTGAGGCCCCCCGCCATTATCTCTAACGAACATCCCGCAATATCAGCCAATCCATCAGGGTCCTCAGATGTGCCTATGATAGTTTGGGCACTGAGCATCTGCTGGAATATCTGCTTATCCAATGAGGGCAGTATTGAAACTAATTGCATCAGCTCATGGAGCCGATTGCATTGGTCCACACTACGCACGCCCGCCTTCATCAACACCGATACTTCCTTAACCAACGCAACCAATCCCGTCGATGTCATTGATTTGGCAACGCCCTCCGCACTAGGGGGGGACGGTGGGTCAGTAGGCACGGGGCCTTTCCCACTATTGCCGAATGCAGGCGGCCCGCCGGGAGGCGCGGCATTGTCACTGTCACCGGCAATTTCTTGAGACACCTCCTCATCAACCTTCAGAGACAGGTTAGTGATTTCATTGAGGCTGGTAATTATTTGAGCCCGGTCAACGGCTTTAACACTAACTGCCTGCTCTAATGCCTGTAATTGCAACGCTGCATCCTTCACCATTACCGGCAGACTTCGGAACTTAAATCCCTTACCACCCAGCTCAGGTAGTATCGCCATGTTAACTATCTCATCGAACTCTTGCCGCTCGGGTTGGAACACTTGGGCCTCGGCTACTGTGTAGGACGCGAACGCAGTCGCATACGAATAGTCCCCTGCCTTACCAACGAAGAGGGGGGGTAATCTAAACGCTCCACGAATACGCTCCTCGCACCTTGTATCGTAATTCTCAAACATAGAGTCGTTCTGACGCTCGCTGCCGAACCTCTCAACAGTAACCCGTACATTGTTGGCTGAATCAATAGACCCAGAAGTACTGTGGGCCTCCATCACGGCTGCTCTATGGGAGTGCTGCGTTTTACCGCCAAACATCTCTTGCAATGCATCTACCGCATGAGGGGCCATCTGCCCTCCTTGTACGAGCATGAGTAGAGGGGGTATCCCACCAGAATTAAAATACTCAAGATTGTGTTCTTCAGCTTTACGACTCCCCAACACGGACGGGAGCTGGGATGCCCAACGCGGTACACCATAAGGCGTGTGGGTGTCTTTCATCAACGTAAAATGAATTAGTTCAGTGGCCCTCTCTTCAGAAGCTAATCGCTGGCCCTGCTCGGTCCAATCCCCGGTCACTTTATGTAAGTCTCGGCTGGCCCCACGCTCCTTGAAGTACGTGAGCCGATTTGCAATTACTTGCACAAACTTACGTTCCCGCGCCATCACCGTATACGTAAGCTCTTTGCCCCCACGGCTAACCGCCTTTTGAACCGGCACCGGACGTTCCAGTCGCACCATCCTGATGGTCGATGATGGGACGTTGCGAATGAATACTATTTCGTCCTGTGGGCTCCGCATTACCTCAAGGTAGCCGTTACCTGTAATTTCCATATCACGCCTTAGCTGGCGTCGTATGGTCGTAAAGGACTGGCCCGGAAACGGCTCATCAAAGAACTCCATCAGGCGCTCATGCACCTGCTTCTGCTCTATATCTAAATCCTCTAGACTCTCAGTATCCCCGCAACACTCAAGAATGAATCCAGTACCATCTATGTTAGCCTCCATAGCATCAACACAGGGTCCAAGGGCGTTGTTATGCTGCCCCAGATACTCCAAGGTCTTCAGAGGAAGTGGGGGTACGAGAATGTGTAGGTCAGGGGACCCGTAGAATTTTTGGAACTCATCTTCAAGCTCCATCACGTTGGACACCACCGCGTTGGGCGGGACCATAAACGATTCCCCGGTTTCCGCTTTTATCAGGTGGACGTTAAGCTCGGGGGTGATACGTGTACGAATAGATTGGTCATCACTCATACATGTAGGATACTATATCCCCACCAGATTCCCAAGGTTTTCCCCTATTTCCGCATCCACTGTAAAAGGGATTTGCGGCTGCCAACCAAACCTCTCCTCTATGGGCAGCGTCTCCATAATAGACACCACCTTTCTAACCGCGCTTTCGGCACTCTTTTCAGGTACGTACCCAGCTAAAGAATCGTGAGTCATCATCGTAACCATAACCCCGTCGCCCGTAAGCTGGCGCTCTACTTCCGCCAGAGCCCACATCGTCAAATCAGATAACGTCGCCTGAACTGGGCTATTGATAGCCTGCCTTTCGGCGCGTGCCCTTAGACCAGAATCAGAATTCGTTACATCGGGAAGATGGCGTACACGACCCAGTGGGGACATTATCTTCTTGGCTCGATGGGCCATCCCGATAGCTCGGACATGCCAACTAGCCAGCCCCGGATACATTTTGAAAAACGCATCTCTCGTCCCCCGTGCATCATCCAAGGATAGCTTCACGCCATACGACCCCTCCGCATATTGCTGAAACCCACGCGGCCCCATTCCATATAACAACCCAAAGTTCCCCGCCTTACCGCGCTGACGCATCAGCTTAAACGTCTCGGGGTCTGTCTTCTTCATGTCTAGGAGGGCCTTCACCTCCATACCATTAACCCCCGCCGCTGTTACAAGGTGTAAATCAATACCATCCCTGTACGCCTGCAACATCGTGGATTCATCAGCTAAACACGCCGCTATGCGCAGCTCTCCCTGAGAAAAATCTACTTGGAACATCTTCATCCCCTCGGGGGCAGAGAAACACTCACGAAGACGCCCCGCCCACTTTGTGTGCTTAGGGAGGGTTTGAATCGCCGGGGCCGTAGCAGAAGTACGCCCGGTTACAGTTCCCCCACTGTGACCCCGCGCCATCCCACCACGGTAAAGCATGTAGGAAGGATGAAATTTACCATCCTTCTTCAGGTGCTTGAGAAACCCAACTACAAACGTCGATAACGTCTTGGATACAGAATTAAGCTCCTCTAGACGGTCCACCCACACCGCAACATCGGTCCCGTCTTCACCGCGTAACCTTCTTAGGTGGGCCATAGTAGTCGCAGGCTTCTGCGTCTTTTCTGTGACCTCTAGGGGCTTCAGACCAAACCCAGCCTTGCTAAAAAACACGTCCCTCAGTACCACTGCCCTAGACAACGACAGGTTGTCTTTATACTTACACGCCACGCGATACGGGATAAGGTCCAGAAGCTCCGACGTAAGCCTCTCCTGAGCGTTTTTCAAATCTTCTTCTAAACATGCATACGCCTCTACATCCACATGAACGCCACGCCTCTCAACCTCTTCAAACGCCCTAGCCGCCGGATGAACAATGGTGGCATAGAAGCTCGCAAGTCTGGGGGAAGCGAGAATATCCTTCTTCATCTTAACTGCCACGCGGTAACACGCATCGGTATCGCCGCCCGCATACGCCAATAAGTCTCGTTCAGGCACATCGGCCATACGAGACTTGTCGTAAGTCGCATTGAACGCATCGTCGTAGCCCCCCATGCGCGTGTATATCTTCGCATGAGAGTTTAAGCTGTTTGACCTGTTTTCATCCAACAAGCTCCCCACCAGCATCGTATCAAATGAGAAATTATCGCATTCTATGCCCCACTTTTCCGCAATCCAGACCGCATCAAATTTGAAATTGGCCCCGCGAATTTTCACTTTCGGGCTCGTCAGAATAGTCCGTATCTGGGACCACAGTTCCCCTTCAGGGCAAAAATACGGCTTTGGGAGCATGAGGACATGGGCACCCCCCGCACGGTGAAGGAAATAGAAATAATCGCGGCCCCCTCATCCCACGATGATAGACAAGTCGTCTCTATGTCGCAGGCCACCTCGACAGCCCCCTGCACCCTCTGATATTCAGTGACAACAAAATCAAGTATGTCATCAAAGTTGTCAACTTTACGGTACCCTATCACAACCCTCTATCCCCCAACATAAAATTTCTTACATCCAGTGTAAACTTTCTTACACAGCCAGCCAAACTCCGACTACATCAACAGCTAAAAGGACAGCATCCAAGATGACTAGGGCGTACACACGGTTAGTGGCCCCCCACACAATCCAACACGTGTCCCCAATGCAACTAATTGCAAACCCGTATCGGTACTCACCATAGACCAGAAACCCCCGGCCTAGTATAACAAGCGCAGCGCCTACCCACGTGAGGCAACTGTTGCGCCCTATCGCCACGCCTATTGGCCCAACCTAAAATAAAAAGTCGGCAAGGCTGCTATGAAGAAGGAGGGTACCAAAAGTCATAACAGCCTTACCTAGCTCATGGGCGCGGGGGGAGCGCAGACCTATGAGCTAACAAAATGATACATGTATTGTGAGGAGTTGTCGCCCCCATTAGGGGACAGTCACGCCCCCTCAGACGCAGCTCCACACCGCCCCCATAATTACACCCGCGACCACGCGCTTCCATCTATTATCAAGCACGGCTAGTCGCCTCGTCGGCCTCTATCATGTTTTTCAATATGGCCTCTATGCCGCTCAAAATACGGTCGGCATCCGCAACCGCCTCCTCCGACAACGCGACCGCCTTACGTAATTGTGAAACCACCCCCGCCACCGGGATATAGCCCTGCCCCTCGACTTCTAACTCATCGGCGGCAGCACGTAAGTGCGACAGTTCCGACTTTAGGTTATTGGTTTTTCCTCGCAGCCACCGGTATTTCCTGTGCCACTCCACTACTATTACATCACTCATTCGTCACTCCCCATCGTATAGTCCAACATGCTCATCTCCCTTGCCCACACCATCTTCTTCGTACCACTTTATACCACGCTCACACCAGCTATAGCCGTCCCAAGCATGGTGCCTATAAAAGGTGTCAGACAGCAGCATCACATCCGCTACAGAATATACCCCACACCCTCGCAGGACATCGCCCGTCTCCGCCACCGTGCGCCCATCCTCATACAACAACGGCGACTGCTCTAGGTCACATGAATACAAACTCATGTGTTCCCCAGCGTCTGCGGACCTAACAATCAGTAATCCAAACGTCTCTGGGCCACGGGCTAAAACCACTACCCCATCCCCATCAACAACGCTGGAGATAACCTCAAATTGAAGTGGCGGGGTCGGGGCAGAGCCGCTTGTCTCCCAGTCCCCCCGCAGCTCCATACCGTCTTCCGCTTCATTCAGCATAAGCGTTGTCTCTAGCGCATCGGATACAGCCTTCACCATCTGCCGAATATCCAGACGGGCCTCTTTTTTGCGTGCGCTCTTCTTACCCATTATCAGGGTCCTCCCAACATAGGCCACCACTCGCATCGAGCCACGCATGAAAGCTGCCTATGTACACGTCGTGATAGTAAGCGTCCAGTAACGCCTCTACTCCGGGTTCAAGTATTGTGTCGCTCACAAACGCCATCTCGTTGTCTTCCAGAGCTGGCCACGGCCCCTCTAAAGCAAACTCCACGCCTTCATTAAGAAAAGCCAGATGTAGGCCCTCATCGCTCACGCGAGCTATCTCACGAGGGCCGTGGACGATACTACTCATCGTATATGTCCCCCAAGTCCGGGGCTGCCGTAACAGCCATCCCGGTCGCTGCGATGATGGAAGCTAACGTTTTGTTAGCCAGCAAAATACTGCTCACATCTAAATGAATGGAAACGTACCCGTTACCGAGTTTACCATCCTCTACCGCGAACCCAGCCCGCTCCAACTCCTCAGTATACTTCTTGATGTCCGCGCCCTCTACCCTTACTGACAGAGCCGCCCCCGTATACCGTGCGCCCACTGAGAGGGGCGTGTCACCACTCCCATCTTTAGCAAGGTGCCCAACTAAGTGGTATCGGCTAGTCCCTGACGTACCATTAACAGGCTGGAATATCTTTGTCGCCGCGTTCAGGGGTACCTTCTCCATCCCGAACGCCTCTTCTTTGCTCACCTTCTGTAACTGATGCTGGTAACCCGATACATCGGGACTGGGCTCCACCTGAGCAACATCACTCGTCACCCATTCACCTGTGTCTGGGCACACCACCGCTGAAAACATTGCGGCTATAAGCCTAGAAGACAGGTCCGTGAATTGGGCCGCCCTCCCTACAGCATGCACCACTAAATGCTTTACTCCAGTAAGAGTAAGCGGCGGGCATTTACCCAACACAATCTGGTTTATAACGGTCTGCTTTACCGGTATGTTTTCCCAAGACCCGTTAACCAGTAGGGGGATGAACGTGTGCGCCCACTCACGTAACCGCCCCGCTTCCACCTCCCGCAGAGCAGCCTTTTTTCCAGTTCCGAAACACGCCTTTCTTTCTGGGTGGTTGCTGTCATACACGTAATCAAGAAACTGATATAACACGGTACACAGGTCACTACGGAGGCGGATGCCGCCGCCAGAATCTGCAACCCGTAACCTAGTCGCCTTAGACAGGAGGCCGACTATGAACGCATCTGACTGAAAACCGGTCATACCAGCGGAGGCTGTAGGGGGCAGGGCGATGTCACTGGTCTGCACCGTTCCCCCCCAGTAGTCTTTGACTTTGATACCATCGCCCGCATCCCCAGAGGGCACGGGTGTAAGGCCAAAACCTTTTAACAGCTTCACCGCCCCAGACTGGGTGTACACCTCAATACTGCACTTCTCGACCTCACCGCCAACCCACGTACCTTCTACCGTCAGCGGTTTCCGAAGCAACCCTTTAGCCCACGACGCACCGCTGGGGTAGCCTATAAAGTTCTCCTGTACTTCCTGTGCTGTTAATTGTGTACCCATTTGTGTCCCCTCCTATTAAATATTAACCACGCTTTATGGTTAGTCAACTACCTTCCCTTCTTGCGGCCCAGCCTGTTGGACGCCGCAGCATCTGGTACCACCCGCGCCACCGTGCGCCCCGTTGAATATGGGGTTAGTGGTCGCCCCCTGCGTTCCGAAACAAAGGTGGCCGACTTCTGGGGTACCCCCCTCCAACCTATCGACTCATCCGAGTCCCATACCCCCCACGACTTCTCTAGTTTCGCCGCACCCACGTTCCCCATCTCTATGCGCGATACCCCAAAATGTTTAGCAAGAAAATCCACTTGCTCCCGCGATTCAACTGAGTTCCCACAGTAATGCTTACGGACATACGTAATCGCATCATTACTAATGCCCATCTCTTTAACAATGGCTGCAAAGAACATCCCTGTTCTCCCGTGGCCACCTATGCACCCGGCATGAATAAGTTTACCTGCACGCAGTTCATCTATAGTCCACGCTACGAGCTTCTTATATTCCCGTATCTCATCTTTTCTGGGGACCGAGTGGTCCGCGACATAGAACTCTACCTCATGCCCATCAGACCACGGCATCCCGTATAGCGTGTGCCGCATACCGGAATCGAACCCAATAAAAATATCTGCGTCCATAACCGGCGAAAGGCAGGAGCCTCCAAAAATCTCCAGCCCATCCACCAGCTCTAATGCCGGGTGCGACTTGTAGCAAGGTGTATACACCTGTGGTGAGCGTTTCCACCCCTTCCCTCTACTTCCCACGTACCCTGTACTCAGAGTGACGCCCTCATCACCATGCGCTAATACTCTCCCGCTCTCCACGGTGCCAGCAGCGCCATTGAATTTTTTCCGTGCCATTTCTACGAACCTCCTAATCATCCTATAGCCCTGCCCTGTCCTCTAACACCCCAACCGACACCACCCCACCAGTACCGCCAGTACTCTTCTTTTCAACCGTCACCGCATACTCCCCGCCCGAAAAAATCGGGGCTTCTAGGGCCTGCTGAACAGCCACATCCCCATCATAACTTCCAAGTGCACCATCACCCATCACCGCCTGCCAATCGACATAACCCCGATAGGCCATCTCCTCAGAGTTAGCGAAGTTAAACGGGGTGGCGGCATCACCGGAACCCATCGCCCCTATGCTATCAAGGGCTCTCAGAACAAAATTTTGAAGCGCCTCTCCGCTCGACAACACGGATTTTTTTACCATCCACTCAAGGGGCAATGTTGAATGGCACTCTGATTGAATTATGTAATGGAGCATCTGACCAGACCGTTGCACATCTAGGACCCGCCGCATTGCCGTCAAGTCATACCCCTTGTAAAAAATACCCTTATTAAAAATTGGACCGTTGTTGTGGGCGAGAGTAAACGCCGTATCAGCCATAACCTCTAAACTGGTTTCCCCACGCACCGTTCTCAGCAGCGTATTAGCTATCTTGGCCCACGGGGCACCTCCGTACCCACCAGAAAAAGTCCCCTCACTAAATACATATTCCAGCATTTCTAGATAGTTTCCAAGAGGAGTGCTGAGTTTAGGACCCTCAGTTAAAAAATGCCTAACCGTAGCATCGGACGACCCGCCCTGAATCTCCCGCACAAAGTCATACGCCTCGACGCCGTTAGTGTTACGTATGCGTGCTCTGGTAGTGGGATTAAATTTGACATGCCTAGCCTCCCTCGTCGAAATTAAAAGCAAGTAGTAGGCGATGCGCGTAACCACCTCATGCATCTCGTTGAAGTACGCTGCAACCACGCTACCAACCTCCAGTGGCAACTCATCGTAATACCGATACCGACGATTAACCAGCTCAACAAGATGGTGCATCCCGTAGAACTTAACTGCTTCTGATTCAGGGTGGGGCAGCTCGTTGAGAGGGTTCTGACGCTCATGTTTCCACAACACTACCTTCCCCACTGTCTCAGACAGAGGTAACGCGGATAAGTCCCGACGCGCCGTTAACGGATGCTCGCTGTACTGTGCTAGTGCCCCCATGTATTACCCTCCTCTATAACTATAAACACATTACACCATATGTCAACTATCGCCGCGCCTCAAGATGTCTTCCTCGGTCGCTGGGCGCTCCAGTAGCCTGCCGCCCTTTTCCGATACGATGCCAGCCACGAGCGATACAGCCCCGGCACCTATATGCCGGGCAACAAACTCATCCGACAGGTGTACCCCCATCCCCTGCTCGGTGGCAGTCAGGACTGATTCCAAAGTGGCATCATCCTCCATGTGCACCGACACTACCAACCCATGAGCCTTAGCAATTCCCGCAGCGTCACTAGATAAGGCATCCAATGGCACTACCACTGTGACCTCCTTGTCTATCAGCGCCTTTGCCACCAACCCATCTATGTCCGCTATTACCTTGGTAAACACCGAAGTTAGCTGCCTCCGAATCATCGCCACGTGGCTGCTGCCAAAGATGTCCCACCCACTCTCCGCATCTTCAGGGCGTATAGTTAAGTCTAAAATAGAGCCTCTGGGTACACCCCCGGTCACCAAGACCGACTTAAACCCGGTATAGTTTTTACGGAAAGAGGCAAGGTCGCCCGCTCCCCCAGACCATGCCGATGCGGCGATGTACACAGGAGTATTAGGAATCGACTCAAACCCAGTTGAGTCTGTGGTGTACCGGTGCAAGCCGTGCTCATTATAAAGTACTGTGAGGATAGCGTTACGGACTGTAGCGTTGGACCCGGAAATAAATGGAATAAGGGCCGCTTCATCACCAATCCACACGCCCCCGCTCCCGCCGTCTATAACTGCCTCAGTCCCCAGAGGACCGTCAACAAACAAATCCTTCACCCCCACAACGCACGGCTTGTTCATACTCCGCGCTACAACTGCGGCATGCGACGTTGCGCCGCCCGTTACCGTGACCACCCCTACCGCCGCCTGCATGCCCATTAGGTCTTCTGGACTTGTTTCCTTCACACACAGTATCGTGTCAATGCCTTCAGCTCTGGCCTCAACCGCCTCTTGTGAGGTATAGACAGGCTTACCCCGCGCCGCGCCAATGGATGCTGGGCACCCGGTAAACGTTGGGGCTATATCCGTATCCCCTACGGTTGGGAGCACGCTGTCATGCAAATCATTCATCGTAAGAACGTCACGTACTTGTGACGGTGTGATGACATTCTCGTTTACGAGGTCGAGGGCTATCTTCACCGCTGCTATCGCAGTCCGTTTGCCTGACCGGCACTGGAGTATGTAAACTGTCCCGTTCTCCACAGTAAATTCTATGTCCTGCATATCGTGGTAGTGAGCCTCTAGTAAATCCCCCACTGCCCGCAACTCATCGTAAACCCGCTGCCCCTCACCTGACCACTCATCCCCAAGCTCGCTGATGGGTCTAGGGGTTACCGTCCCGGCCACCAGCTCCTCGCCCTGAGCATTAAGGACATACTCTCCGAACATCCCCGGCTCCCCTACATTTGGATTCCGGGTGAAAATAACCCCGCTACAGGAATTGCCTAACGAGTTACCGAATACCATCGCCTGAACTACTACCGCCGTCCCCAGCGTGTCGTCGATATGATTTATCTTTCGGTAGTACCGCGCCCGCTCATTGTCCCATGATTTTATGACGCTGTACGCCGCCTCGTAAATCTGGTCTTCGACAGTTGAAGGGAAGGTAGTCTGGGTCAGGTTCTCGTATGATGCATACAAGGCGTTTGAAATTTCTTCCGTGCCCCCAGAACATTCAACAGGGGGTAACGTGACACCGTGCACAACGTCGGCAAACATTCGCAGCAACCGGTCATGGCAGTCAGCTACAACGGGTCCGGTGAACCGCCCCACCCAATACCCGTAAGTATCGGCAGTCAGCCCGACGTTAAGAATAGTATCCATCATCCCCGGCATCGACACCGGGGCACCAGACCTAACCGATACGAGCGGCATCACGTCCAGTCCGTTTTCGTTCACACGAAGATGCTGCGTACCCTCGGCAATCGCATCACGCAGAGGCGTTGCAATATCCTCCCCGGCTAAATACCTACGAGACAAATCGGTCGGGATGATAAAGCCATGAGGGACTGGAAGACCCAGTTCTGCCATCTCAACAAGGTGCGCACCTTTACCACCAAGGCTCTCTTTAGACACCGCGTGTTGCGCGACTAACCCCTTTCCAAATTTTTGTACTAACATACCCCCACCCCCAGACGCGGGCCGCCGATGCATAGGGTTGAGTCTACGACGTATACCGTGGTCGTTACCTCGCCTGCGCACGTTCTCAGATACTTGTCGAGTACGGTCTTCCCCACCGGGATGTAGCCACCCAAAGCGACATCAGTCCACACCGCATACTTTGTCTCGGCGTGGTCCTGTAAAAACTTACGGACCTCATCCACCGACATGTGCTTCTCAACTACATTTTCTAACATTCCCCATCCCTCCTACAAACAAATCATAGATACCAAAATAGAACTGTCAATGCAACAGGCTACCTGAAAACCACGGGGCTGGCTGCCCGCTCGTACCGCAATTCGGCACCGCCGAGGCACTCTTGGTTCGCTGCAAACAGCTCCCTAGCCGTCACGGTCTGCTCCTCACCGATGTCCACCAGTTGCGCGTTACTGACGCGGAGTATGGTGCCAGCATCCGCAAGGTCAGCCGTCACGATGTTGGAATCCGTGGCGAACTCTTGGATTATTTTCACGCGGAGGGTGTCCTTAGAGAAACCCTTCAGCCCGGTAGCGAGTTTGTACCTGATTGTTATAGCATTGGTCGTCATGTTACTTATCCCTCCTTCTCGTACTTTTGCCCAGCGCCGATGCCGAGGCCAACACCGTGTTTAGTGAAACACGGGCCACACATAAATGCCCACGGACCATGCTTGGTTTTGGCGTCGTAAAACCCCGTGAGAAACTCACTTTTACAAAAGTCACAGTCCCCCGGAGCACCCCCGGTCCAAACAAGACCCTTGGTCCCTCCCTCTACCAACTTGTACATAACCTTACCTCCTTTCCCTCCTGTCTCTGGGGGAGGGCCAATTCCCTCCGCCATACCTAATATAAACACGGAAATACCGTTGTCAAGGTATAGGTGGGCTCTTGACAACCCGATTTTCGTGCCTATATTA